AAAAACTTGAACATATTGATTTACTCACAAACTTGCTCGAAAAGCAAAGAGTGATGTATACTAGATTATCTCTTTCAGACGATCCTCAAGCAATTGAGATGAAAGAGAACCTTCGCAAGTCAGTCGCACTGATGGGTTTTCCACCAGAGACTGATATGCAAACTTTATTTGATAGTATGAATGCAACTATCAGGTCTCTACGAGACTATGTTGACAATTGACTCTGAATTAGTTATACTATCCAAGTAAATCCAACGAATCCAAACAAATCTAAGGTAATCCAAATGAGCTTCGCAGATCTTAAAAAGCAATCCAAACTTGGCTCCCTGACTCAAAAACTGGTCAAGGAAGTCGAAAAAATGAATAATACTACCAGTTCCGGTGATGACCGACTGTGGAAACTGGAGTGTGATAAGAGTGGTAACGGTTATGCAGTTATCCGTTTCCTTCCTGCCCCGAATGGTGAAGATCTCCCCTTCGTAAAACTGTATTCTCATGCCTTTCAAGGTCCCGGTGGTTGGTATATAGAGAATTCTCTGACTACTATGAATCAGAAAGATCCTGTGTCCGAATACAACACAATGTTGTGGAATAACGGCACTGATGCTGGTAAAGAACAAGCACGTAAGCAAAAACGTAAACTGACCTACGTTGCTAACATTTATGTGGTCAAGGATCCTACAAATCCCGAGAACGAGGGTAAGGTTTTCCTGTATAAGTTCGGTAAAAAGATCTTTGACAAGATCACTGCTGCAATGCAACCTGAGTTTGAGGACGAGGAAGCAATCGATCCGTTTGACTTCTGGCAGGGTGCTAACTTCAAACTGAAGGCAAAGAATGTTGCAGGTTATCGTAACTATGACTCTTCAGAGTTTGCACGTCAGGATGCTTTGCTGGACGATGATGACGCAATGGAAGCAATCTGGAAGAAACAGTATTCTCTCCAAGAATTTGTTGCTCCCGATCAGTTCAAGGACTATGATGTTCTGAAGAAGCGTCTGGACTATGTGCTCGGTATCAAGGGCACGACTAAGTTCCAAGATCAAGAAAGCATTGAGGAGGAAGAAGAGTTCCGTGCTCAAAATCGTGGAGACTCCAATCCAATGCCTCAGTCAATGAAGCAAGAACTCAATTCTTTGAGTGGTGATGCTGGTGGTTTCAATGATCCTGATATCACTCTCAAGTCTTCTAATGATGAGGAAGATGATACTCTCTCATACTTTGCCGCACTCGCAGCAGACTGAGTTAGTTGGGGATTGTGATTCTGGTATTCTCGGTTCGAATAAGAGTTTCATTGATGTATTGTGAAGAACGATCATAAAGCATAATCTCCCTCATATCATTTAAAAACTGTTGTAAATATCCTCGTCTCAATAAGTAGATCGAGGATTTTTTATTATTTTTACGAGTCTCATATTCCCAGTTAGATACTCCTCTTCTTACATTGGCACCAGTGACTGTAACATTAACTCCATTATCACTGTAGGTTAATGTAAAGTCTTCATCGACAACTTTTCCTGAAGGAAGAATTAATCTATCATTAGAATCTTTAATTTCTTTTGTTTCAAAAAAATTAATTGTATTTAGATTTTCAATACCATATTTTTTCTCCACATATTGATATAATTGATAGTTTGAGAGTGGCCATTCATCTCTGACATTAATGATACCAGCAGTCATTAAAACAACCCAATCAAGTTCATCATTCCCATAAAACTCTTCGGCAACAGTATCTGGTCGAGCACCTTCTACGATTTCATACTTATTAAAGAGTGTAAACGAATTTTGTAAATCATCACGTAACTTATTTCTTCTGAATAAGTTTTTAACCTTTAGGTAGTCTTTAGATGAAATTGCATCAGACAAAAATGACTGATATTCTACATCTGGTAGTTCTCTGAAGTATCCCATTTTTAGTATCCTACTCCGTTTGATCCTTTTTCATCTTCATAATCACTTTGATATATTGGACTTAGTTCTTGGAATGATAAATCCATTTTCATATGAACTGGTGTTTTTGAATTATCATCATAAGTCATATAAGTTCCTGATCCAGTATAATTGACATTGATGTTTGTAAGTGCAGCAATAATAAAACTATTCAAAAATTTATGATTTTGATTTCCTGTTTTATAAGATAATTGAAAAACATTTGGAGTTTTTAAAAATAATCCTCCCGCACCACTAGAAGCTCCATCACGTATTGGTGCCATATTTATTTTAAATGTGCGTATAATATTTTTTATTTGTATTGCCTCTTCTCTATTTCTTGGTGCAAGATCAAATGAAAAATTAAAAGATCTTAATTTTACACCATTGAATAAAAGTTCTGTGTTAGGATTGAGAATTGAACCTGTAGATCTTGCTAAAACACCTTCAAAAGACGTATTTGCCCCAAGAGCATTTACTGCCAGAGAAGAAAAGTATGCATTTGCTGCTTTTTTCCCCATTCCACTTCCAGCTGCATTAGCAAAATCTGTTCCAGCATCACCTACTGCATTAAAAAGATTACTAAAAAATGACCCTATGTCTGGAGCATTCGTAATATTTGGAATTTTTGAAAGACCATATGCAGCAAGAGTATTGATGCTATCTTCACCCCATCCTGTAGCATTTGTTGATGATATATTTTGTGGCACTGGAAGAATGATTGAAGATATTGCTTCTTTTCCTTTATACGAACCTTTTGATCTCTTGAGACCTTCTCTAAGGACATTACTATTGGAATCAAAATTTAGAGGAACATATTTGAAAATATCTATTTTAAGATAATCTGTATCAGGTTCTATTTGTTCATAAGGATACCTTAACTGATTAAATCTTACTGCATCTGCCATCTATCTTTCTTTTTAAAACTATTTAGAACGAATACTTGTAAAATTGAGTTCTATAACGTCAGACATTTCTTCTGGATAAATTTCATAAATTTGTCCTTGAATTTGATCGTAATTATATTGCCTTCTATCACGCCAGTGAAAATTAATTCCACGAAATCCCCATAAGAATACATCAGTCACACCAACGAGTGGAAATTCATCATATTCTATATTATTAGTTTTGGCACGATAAACAAAGGTATAATACTTTCCAGAAGTGGGAATTTTTCCACTTTCAGACAAAACACTTAGGAGATTTTGCATAATATCATCTGCACTTTCTGTGCCTATTAAATCACGAACAACACCACGCACACGATTTTCTTGGTCGTCTGTTGGATTTCTTCTCTGTTTGAGTGTCTTTCTTGGCATTGGTTAAAAAAGTTCGTTTTCCGTAAGAACCTTAAACTCATAACCACGATCTAAACACCATTCTTTGGCAGATTCCCATTTTGCCTGATTTTTTGCATATTCCATCACTTCATAGATATAACCCTTAGTTTTTCTTTTTTGAACTTTGGGTTCAATACACTGCTTATATGGTTTGATTTCAATAATCATTTTTTTGATTTTTCCATTCGATTCTTTGACTTTAATGTAAAAATCTGGAAAGTATCTATGATATCTATTATCAACTGGTGATCTGTAGGGAATGACATTTATTTCACTTCCCCATTCTAATATGTTTTCATTTGTGTCACAATATTTCATAAATTTGCGTTCCCAGAGAGAACGATAGATGATATTGGTATGATCTCCCTTATACTTTTTGGGATATGATGGTTTATAATATCCTTTATATGACATCTAAATAACTAATAATAAAGTAGTCGTATAGGTATTTAGAGTGCCAAGACCAAAGAGAATAACAGATTTTAAACCAATAATTGCCAATCTTGCTCAAACATCACATTATCAGGTTATGTTTGGTGGAATTGGTGGAGAGTTATTGGACTACTTAAATGATAGGGGTGTAGATACGAGATTTATTATTGAAAATGCTGGATTATTATGTTCTTCTGCTTCTATTCCCGGAAGTTCATTAGCAACTGCAGATATTAATGGAAACTTTATGGGTGTGCAGGAAAAAATGGCACACACCAGAATTTTTACCCAAATTCAGTTGGAGTTTTATGTTGATTCTGATTATAGAATGCTGAAGTTTTTAGAACATTGGATGGAATTTATCGGAAGTGGTTCTGGGGGGGATCCTACTAGTTCTCAATATGGATATAGAATGAGATTTCCAGAAACCTACAAGTCTAATTCTACTAAGATCGTAAAATTTGATAGAGATTACTTAAGAGAATTAGAATATAACTTTATTGGATTATTTCCAATTAACCTCTCATCAACACCAGTATCATATGAATCTTCTCAAATTTTGAAAGTAAGTGCATCATTTAATTATGAAAGATATATTTCAGGAAAAGTTACAAGTTTAAGTAAAAAGGCAAAGCAAGAAAATAATTTAGGATCTTTGGATGTAAATTTTATAACTGATACTGGACTTGAAATTGCTGATATTGATACAATTAACGATATTTCAATTTCACAAGGATTTGATGGTCGTCAATTTAGGTAATAAATAATTGTAACTGATAATATTATAGAATATTATGCCTTTACCGAAGATTGCGACACCAATTTATGAATTGGAACTTCCATCAAATCAAAAGAAAATTAGATATAGACCTTTTCTAGTAAAGGAAGAAAAGATTTTAATTATTGCAATGGAATCTGAGGATCAGAAACAGATTACCACTGCTATTAAAAAGGTAATCAGCAATTGCATTCTGTCTAGAGGAATTAAAGTTGAAGAATTATCTACATTTGATATTGAATATCTATTTCTAAACATTAGAGGTAAATCGGTAGGAGAAACAGTAGAAGTTTTAATTACCTGTCCTGATGATGGTGAAACTCAAGTTCCTGTTGTAATTAATCTTGATGATATTAAAGTTCAAGTTGAAGAAGATCATTCAAGAGACATTCCTCTTGATGATAACTTGACATTGAGAATGAAATATCCATCTCTTGATGAATTTATCAAAACTAATTTTAGTATTGATGGTAATATTGGTGTTGATGAATCTTTTGATTTAATTGCTTCTTGTGTAGAGCAGATTTATAATGAGGAAGAATCATGGAATTCTTCTGACTGCACTAAGAAAGAAATGAGAGAATTTATTGAAGAATTGAGTTCAAAACAATTTAAAGAAATTGAAAAGTTTTTTGAAACAATGCCAAAACTTTCTTATACAATTAAGGTGAAAAATCCAAATACTGGAGAAGAAAGTGATGTTGTATTGGAAGGACTTTCAAGTTTTTTTCTATAGGTATGGCGCACACTGATCTTGCGTCATACTACAAGATTAATTTTGCCCTGATGCAACACCATAAATACTCATTAACAGAGTTGGAAAATATGATACCTTGGGAGAAAGAAGTTTATCTCACATTATTGCAGCAGTATATTGAAGAAGAAAACCTAAAGCAGCAGCAAGAAAGTGGTATCCAGTAACATTTATAGAGCACCACAGATAAAATTAAAGAGAACAAGGATTGCTCCAAATACAATTTTTCCAAATAAAATTTCTCAAACTGGAGTAAATCCTGTTACTGGGAAATATTTGTCTGCTGAAGAGAGAAAGTTAATATTTAAGAGAAAACCTGTAAGTTCTAAGAATGTTTTTTCAAGACCAGGAGCACTGGTAAAAGTTGAAAAACCTGGAGCACTGGTAAAAGTTGAAAAACCTGGAGCACTTACAAGACAGGATGATGGTAGTGGGAAAGGTATATCTTTTAATATTTTATTTGCAAGAGTTGTAGCAGTTGAAAAACAAGTTGCATTTCTTGCTAAAGCATTAGATAAAGAGGCAGAATTAGAAAAGAAGGCAAGAAAAGAATATGAAAAAGAACAATTACAAGAAGAGGAAAGGGATCGTAGATCAGTAAAAGAAAAAAACCTAGAAAAGGGCATATTTAAAACATTAATTTCTCCTGTTCAAGCAGTTGCTGGAAAAGCACAAAGTGTGCTTGGAAATTTGATAAAATTCTTTGGAATTCTTTTAGCAGGATGGTTAACTAATCAAGGATGGAAAGCAATTAAGGCCAATGCTGAAGGTGATATTGATAAGTTAAAGTCAATAGGAGTGGAGGTAGGAAAAACTTTAGGAGTTGTTGCTGGAATATTTGCATTACTGAATGGTGGATTATTTACCATTCTTGGTATTATTGGAAAAATAACTTTTGCTATTCTTAGTGCTCCATTTAAATTGCTGGCAAAAGGAATTGGAGCATTATGGAATAAAGTAAGAAATAAACCTCCAACTCCAAGTGCTGGTGGAGGAGGTGGTGCTCCAAATGCTGGTGGAGGTTCTCCTAATACTAGTTTATCTAAAATGCAGGGAGGGAGCAATACTGGATTAGATTATAGAAAAAACACAAACCCAAAAACTGGGAGACGATTAAGGTCTGGTGCTAGTATTGGCAGATATAATGAATCATTTGCTAGGAATATTCAGGGTAAGGCGAATCTTGGAGATAAGGCAAGATTATTTTTTAGAGGTGGTTGGAAAGAATTATTAAATAGATTTACGAGTAGTAATCCCGTAAAGGG